CCATTGCTAAGGCGCTGTGTGAGGAGATTGGTGCCTCTTACATCGTGATCAATGGATCGGACGAAGGACGCTTCCTAGACACCGTGCGGAACCGTATCCGCCAGTTCGCTAGCACGGTCTCTCTGACCTCTGGTGCCGCCCACAAGGTGGTCATTATTGATGAGGCAGATAACACTACTAACGACGTGCAGCTGTCTCTCAGGACCGCTGTGGAGGAGTTCCACAGCAACTGCCGTTTTATTTTTACTTGCAACTTCATTAACAAGATCATTGAACCGCTGCACTCACGATGCACGGTTGTTGACTTCAGGATCAAACCTGATCAGGCAACTGGTCTTCAAGGTCAGTTCTTTACTCGTCTAAAAACTATCCTTGATCATGAGCAGATCCAGTATGAAGACAAGGTTCTCGCCAAGCTTACTAAGCGTTATTATCCTGACTGGCGTCGTCTTATTAATGAGTGCCAACGCTACGCTGCTACTGGAAGTATTACTTCTGCTATTCTTGTGGACGTTGCTGACGTTAATCTGGACACTCTTCTTAGCTCACTAAAGAAGAAAGAGTTTACTAATGTCAAGAACTGGGTAGTTCAGAACATGGACAATGATCCTAGCATGGTAATGCGTAAGATCTATGACAGCATTTATGGTGTTATGAAACCTGCTTCTATTCCTGAGGCAGTTCTTATTATCGCTAAGTATATGCGCGACATTCAGATTGTTCCTGATCAGGAAGTTAATATGCTTGCATGTCTTACTGAAATTATGATGAGTTGTGAATTCCGATGACGAAAAAAACTACTCCCCAAAATGTAAAAGAAGCGCATGAAGGACTTTTTTATGCTACAATGAATCTACCTGCTGCAGCAGAACACTGCGGCATGACCGAAAAGGAGTTAAAAATGACGTTCTTTGAATATCTCAAGTACAATGACCCAAACTTTGAAGTCACTCAAGACACCGCTTCGCTACCCAGGGGGCAAAAGCAGGGCACTAGCAAGCCTGTTCCGATTCCTCCCAGACCTTACCCAGGCAACGGAGTATCGTGAACCTTTTTTGGGCGGCGGTAGTGTCGCCCTTGAGGTTACCAAAAGATATCCCAATCTAAACATTTGGGTTAATGATTTGTACGAACCTTTGACAAATTTCTGGAAAACTTTGCAAGACGATGGTCATGCTTTGTACAAACGTTTGCAAGAACTAAAGTCAAGGTATCCAGATCGTGGATCTGCAAAAGGATTATTTCTAGAAGCAAAGGAGTTAGTAAATGACACTTCCATTTCCCCTTTATATCGTGCTTGTTCTTTCTACGTTATTAACAAGTGCTCTTTTTCTGGTCTCTCTGAGTCCTCATCCTTTAGCGCCCAAGCATCTGACTCAAACTTCTCAATGCGTGGAATTGAAAGACTCCCTGCATACACAGAATTAATTCAGAATTGGAAGATTACAAATGGTCGTTACCAAGAGCTCCTTACTGATGACAAAAAGTCCTTTACCTACCTTGATCCCCCCTATGAGATCGGATCCAATTTATATGGTAAGCGTGGAAACATGCACAAAGGATTTGACCATGATGGGTTTGCTACTATTTGTGACCGCTTTATCGGTCCTCAACTTATATCTTATAATTCGTCTCAACTCATTCGTGAGAGGTTCCAAGGGTGGACAGTAGCAGAATTTGCACACACTTACACCATGAGGAGTGTGGGGAGTTATAATACAGATCAAGCAAAGCGGCACGAATTGGTGCTAATGAATTATGAAGTGTGAAGTCACCCTCTACGTCGCAGGCACCGTCTTCAAAGAAGAGGTATACGCTCGCGACTACCAAGAAGCACGTCAGGTTGCTCTCGCTCGCAACCCTAATGCAAAAATTGTCGGAGTTACTGCTAAATTTTAATGTCATATCAATTGAAGGATTACCTTTACTCAATCAATCAATCTAAAAAGAATATTCTTGATGACGATGCTGATGCTGAGCGAGGGTATCCTCCTTATATTATTAACAGGTGCCTCTCTTCTTTCACTGATACTATCTTATTCTCCAATGAGATGAATAAGAACCCGCATCTTCCTAAGAAGATGCAATATGACTTTTTTATAAATAGTGTGAAGCCAAGGAAGCGTTTTTCTCCCTGGGCAAGAAAAGATTCTATTGATTATCTTGAGTTGGTCAAAGAGTATTATGGTTATAATGACGATAAAGCACTCCAAGCTCTTAGGATTCTCACCAAGGATCAGTTAGATCATATTAAAAAAGCATTGAGCAAAGGTGGAAAAAATGAGCGTTGATACTGAAATCCAGTGGAAGCAAACTGATATGGTTGAAGTGGTTTTGAAAGAACCAGATGATTTTTTAAAAGTAAGAGAAACGCTTACCCGAATTGGTGTAGCATCTCGCAAAGAACGTAAGATCTATCAATCATGTCATATCTTGCATAAGCAAGGTAAGTATTATATTGTTCATTTTAAAGAGTTGTTTGCTCTTGATGGAAAAAATACAAACTTCTCTGTAAATGATTTACAAAGAAGAAATCGCATCGCTCAACTATTATCTGATTGGGGATTAATTAGCATTGTTTCTCCCGAAAAAGTAGAGAACCTAGCACCTCTTAATCAAATTAAAGTGCTTTCTTTTAAAGATAAGGAAGAGTGGACACTGGAAAGTAAGTATAATATTGGTAGAAAGAAAACGATTGAAGAGTGATTGATGTACAATCCAATTGATAATGTTTTAGATTCCGCTCTTTGTAAGACTACTAGTAATGACGGACAACTGCATAGATGGAAAGCGTGGGATGCAAAGACTCCATTTGCACCCACTTTTGATATGCCTATGTGGTTAGATGATATAGATAAATCTTTACTCCCAGAGATTTTAAAAGCACTTCATGAAAATAATGAAGGAAATTACAGACAAATTTGGGAAAAGGACAATCTTTTTAACTGGACATATCCAGTGTTTGATTCTTTAAAGAAAGAGATTTCTAGAATTTATAGCTCATATCTTTCTGCGTTAGAAATACCTAGAAACAAAGTGTGGATACGTGCCTGGGCAGTTTATCTGACACCAAGAGAAGAGATAAAATTGCATTGCCATTCTTACCATGAGAATACATGGGTTAGCGGCAACATTTCTCTGAATACAGGAACGACGACAGACTATAATGTACCTCATCTTTCACTCTTTTATGGACCATGGAGAGTAGCGAACCGTCCTGGTAGAGTTACTTTGTTTCCTTCGTGGGTTGAGCATGAAGTGAAAGAAGTTTTTAATGAAAGATATAGTATAGGATTTGATTTGTTCAGTGATGAAACTATGGAGTATATTCACAAGAACAGAAATCCGCGTAACGAACATCAAAACATAATTTTAAGATCGGTTTGCTTAGAGTAAACCGTAAGTTTTAATACGGTTCTCCGCTATTAAAGGTTTAGTGCTAATCGTTAAATAATACTGTGAGAGGATGAGGGACGGGTAACCGTCCCACTCTTACGCCAGGATGCCTTCGGGGTCCTAATGTAAACGTCGCTTAACAGGACAATGGGAACATTTAATTGGGAAACATATACCCCTTATTCAATCGGATTCAATGAAACATTCAGCAGACTTGAAGCTCTTGCAGGAGGTGGAAGTAATTACCCACCATACAACATTATTAATGGATCTAATGGCTGCGCCACTTTGGAAGTCGCTCTTGCGGGATTTTCAAGAGAAGATATTGAAGTGGAAACAGAACGGAATGTATTGACAGTATCCGCTCGTAAAGCACCAGAAGATAAAGAAAGAAGTTACGAACACAGAGGCATTTCTTATAGAACATTCTCTCGTAACTGGCAGATGGGTGACGATGTGGAAGTAGAGAGTGTAGAATTTATTGATGGTCTACTTACAGTCGTCCTCAGAAAAGAATTACCAGAAAAACAGAAGCGTAAGAAACACTTCTAAATAAAACCGAAGGGGACTTGACGGTCCCCTTTTACTTTGTTATACTATAGAAAATTGTTTTAATTATGGCAGATACAATTCAGCACAATGTTCGGGTTATTCAGATTGTTACTGGAGAACATGTTATTTGTAATTTCACTCAGGTTTTAGAGCCTGGTCCTGAAGGAGGAGAAGAACGGTTCGTTGCATATCAACTTCTGTATCCTCTAAAACTGAGTCTCTCTCAGGATGGCGATGAGTATCGTGTTTCTTACACCCGATGGAATCCTTATACTCCTTATGAAGATCATCGTATTGCACCACAGTCGGTCATCTCTGCGATGCCACCTGCAGGAGAAATCTTGCAGAACTATGTTACTAAACTGAAAGAGTCTGGTGTAGACCTTGCTTTCCTACCTAATAATGGAGATGATATCCTTGGAAAAACTACTGAAAGTGCTGTTACTGAAGGACCAGTGGCTGCTGGCGCAAGTTGAAGAAATTGAAGGTGTAACCTTCGGAGATCCTGACTGCATCTTGATTGAACCCAAGTTGATTGATGGGGACCAGTTGACAGACTGGCTCCCCTTTGCCTCTAAAAAGGAGGCAGTCATCCGATCTTCTGATATAATTACGTTTGTTGACCCGAGTAGTGATTTTATTACTCTTTACTATGGCGGTAACCCCGCACTGCTTACTGAATGAAGTTTTATACTAATGTTGAACAGGCAGGTAACCGCCTGTTGGTTCGTGGTTATGAAGGTGGTCAGCCTTTTTCATACAGGGTGCCGTTTAGTCCCACCCTGTATGTCCCTACAAAGAATTATTCTGAGTGGAGGACACTAGAAGGTGACTGTGTAGAACCCATTAACATGGGTTCTATCAATGAAGCGAAAGAGTTCATCAAAAAGTATAAAGACGTTGAGGAGTTTCCTATCTATGGAAACAGTCGTTATCTATATCAATATATTGCTGAACAGCATCCAGAAGAAGAGATTCGTTATGACGTATCTAAGATTCGTGTGTTCACAATTGATATTGAAACTGCTGCAGAGAACGGATTCCCCAACATTGAAACTGCAGACCAGGAAATTTTAGCGATCAGTATCAAGGATTCTTATACTGGTCGCATTGTTGTCTTTGGAGCTCGCCCCTTTGACAACAAAGATTCCATGGTTGACTATATGCATTTCCGTTCTGAAGAAACCATGTTGATGGCATTCCTTCAGTATTGGAATGAAAACTGTCCTGACGTTGTTACTGGTTGGAATGTTCAGTTGTTTGATATTCCCTATATTGCTCGGCGCATTGATAGGATCCTTGGTGAGAAGTTTACTAAGACTCTTAGCCCTTGGAAGCTTATTTCTTCTAGGGAAATTGTCATTAAGGGAAGAAAACAGATCGCTTATGATCTTCCAGGGATTTCTACTCTGGATTACTTTGACCTGTACAGAAAATTTACTTACACCAATCAAGAATCTTACCGACTGGATCACATCGCCTTCGTTGAACTCGGACAAAAGAAACTAGATCACTCTGAGTTTGATACGTTCAAAGAGTTCTATGAGAACGACTGGCAGAAGTTCATTGAGTACAACATTCATGACGTTCGTCTGGTTGATAGACTAGATGATAAGATGAAACTGATTGAACTTGCATTCACTATGGCATACGATGCCAAGGTGAATTATGAAGATGTGTTTAGTCAGGTTCGCATGTGGGATAACTACATCTATGTGGAACTTCTAAAGAGGAAGATTGCAATTCCTCCTAAGAAGGAAGCAATCAAAGATGCTAAGTATGCGGGTGCATATGTCAAAGAACCAAAACCAGGATTCTATGATTGGGTTGTTAGTTTTGATCTTAACAGCCTGTATCCTCACCTTATTATGCAGTATAATATCTCCCCAGAGACGCTCCAGGATACCAGACATTCATCAGTCACCGTTGATAAGATACTTGAAAAGCAAGTAGAGATTGATGGTGAGTATGCTGTGTGTGCTAACGGCGCACAGTATTCTAAAGATAAGGATGGGTTTCTTCCTCAGATGATGAAGAAAATGTATGACAGTCGTGTCATCTTTAAGAAGAAGATGATTGAAGCAAAGAAACAATACGAGAAGACGCCCACAGTTGAACTTACAAAAGAAATCGCCCGTTACAACAACATCCAGATGGCGAAAAAAATCTCTCTCAACAGTGCTTATGGTGCTATTGGGAATGAGCACTTCCGCTATTATCGTCTCGCTAATGCAGAAGCAATCACCTTGTCTGGACAGGTCTCAATCCGTTGGATTGAGAATCGTATGAACGAATACCTAAATAAACTGCTCTCTACAGAAGAGGTGGATTATGTCATCGCTAGCGATACCGATTCAATCTATCTTAATCTTGGACCTCTTGTTAGTAAATTTTTTGGTGCTAAGTCTAGCGACAAAGCAGCAATTGTGGCGATACTTGACAAGATCTGCCAAGAGAAACTGGAACCTTTTATTGAACGTTCATACCAAGAACTTGCAGATTACGTTTCGGCGTATGACCAGAAGATGCAAATGAAGCGTGAGAATATCGCTGATCGTGGTATCTGGACTGCGAAGAAGCGTTACATTCTCAATGTATGGGACAGTGAGGGCGTTAGATATAAAGAACCCAAGATGAAGATCATGGGTTTGGAGACGGCAAGGAGCTCTACTCCTGCGTATTTTAGGGACAAGTTGTATGCAGCGTTTAAGATTATTATCGGCAAAACAAATGATGAACTTATCAGTTTTATCAATGATGTACGAACAGAAACTAGAGAACGACCTTATGAAGAAGTTGCCTTTCCCAGAGGAGTTAACAACCTTGCCAAGTACCGTCACCCTACGGAGATCTACACAAAAGGAACCCCAATCCATGTAAGAGGCGCTCTACTGTATAATTACTACATCAAAAAACATAAGATTGAACACAAGCATCAACTTATCCAAGAGGGTGAGAAGATTAAGTTCATGTATTTGAAAACTCCAAATCCATTACACGAAAATTGCATCAGTTTCTTTGGCGATGTCCCCAAAGAATTTGGTATTGAAAAGTATGTGGATTACCAAACACAGTTTGAAAAATCATTCTTGGAACCACTCAAAAATGTGCTACAATGCATTGGATGGACCCATCAGAAAACTGTGTCAATTGGGAGTTTCTTTGAATGAGCAAGAAAATCTTTGTGGTGACATGGACCAATCATGTGGTTGGGCAAGTAGGATCCGAAGATATTAAGTGCTTTGAGGACTACAACACTGCTCTCGCGTTTTCTAAACTAATGCGAGATCAGTATAATTATGTAAATTTCTATGAGGAGAGAGTTGATCAATGGGATTCTTAGATTCTGTAATTAAAGAAAGTGGAAACGAGTTTGCTGGTTTGGTTAGTGAAGGAGTTGCTGCTGGCGACATTACTAACTACGTTGATACTGGCAGTTATATCTTTAATGCCCTGGTTAGTGGTTCGCTTTTTGGAGGTCTTCCTTCCAACAAAGTTACAGCCTTGGCAGGAGAATCAAGCAC